TTACCGACTGCGGCCTGAGTTTTTTAAGTGACGTAAAATCGTGTTGAGGCCAACGCCCATAATGCGGGCAGTTGCCCGGCATCCAACGCCATTCATGGCCATATCAATGATTTTCTGGTGCGTACCGGGTTGAGAAGCGGTGTAAGTGAACTGCAGTTGCCATGTTTTACGGCAGTGAGAGCAGAGATAGCGCTGATGTCCGGCGGTGCTTTTGCCGTTACGCACCACCCCGTCAGTAGCTGAACAGGAGGGACGGCTGATAGAAACAGAAGCCACTGGAGCACCTCAAAAACACCATCATACACTAAATCAGTAAGTTGGCAGCATCACCTTCATCATAGATGCCGCCGTTCATCGCCATCTGCACCTGACCCTGACTATTAATATCCGCCAGCAGAGCATGTAACGTTCCCCACGCTTCGCCATTGGCTTTTTGCCAGTACATTTTCACCCGCTCTGTTTGAGGATTAACGGTATACGCCTGTACGGTCAGCGTCGGATCTGAGAGTGCGCAATCATCAGCGGCAACAGCAAACAAGGGAAGTAAGGTGAGGGCGAGAAAAATCCGTTTGAGATTCAAGGTGATCATTCCTTTACCAATGAGTAGCTGATGCGCCATTATAGGTCCTGGATGTGGGATTTTTTTATCCTGTTAGCGACCTTGACGAGTACCAAAAAGCGCGAAGTTCAACTATTGTTCTGTGGTGTTCTGTTGCGTGTTGACGGCAAAATTTTGCTGGCGTAACATGCGCGCACGATCACTCTAAGAGGACATTCGCCTTGGACACACCCAGTAGATACTGGCTCACTATCCTGTCATCCAGGATCAACTCCTAAGGCTATCCCTTTTTGCTGATAGCCTTAGCGGTTGTCAGCGACCTCAATTTTTCCCGTCGCGCTGAGTCAGGCTGTTTAATGGTCTGAAACCCAATTTGTTTCTGTGTGCCCACCGAACTGTCCGATATTTTAAGCATTGGGAGTCCCGGTCATGCTGAGCGCATTTCAACTGGAAAATAACCGACTGACCCGGCTGGAAGTCGAAGAGTCACAACCCCTTGTAAATGCAGTATGGATTGATCTTGTCGAACCGGACGACGACGAGCGACTGCGCGTACAATCTGAACTTGGCCAGAGCCTGGCAACCCGCCCGGAACTGGAAGACATCGAAGCATCGGCACGTTTCTTTGAAGACGACGACGGCCTGCATATTCACTCCTTCTTCTTCTTTGAAGATGCGGAAGATCACGCCGGTAACTCCACTGTGGCATTTACCATCCGTGATGGTCGTCTGTTTACTCTGCGTGAGCGTGAACTGCCTGCATTCCGTCTGTATCGTATGCGCGCCCGTAGCCAGTCAATGGTGGACGGTAACGCCTACGAGCTGCTGTTGGATCTGTTCGAAACCAAAATCGAACAGCTGGCAGATGAAATTGAAAATATCTACAGCGATCTGGAGCAGTTGAGCCGGGTAATTATGGAAGGGCATCAGGGCGATGAGTACGATGAGGCGCTCTCCACGCTGGCGGAACTGGAAGATATCGGCTGGAAAGTTCGCCTGTGTCTGATGGATACCCAGCGCGCGCTCAACTTCCTGGTGCGTAAAGCGCGTTTACCGGGTGGGCAACTGGAGCAGGCGCGTGAAATCCTGCGAGATATCGAATCCCTGCTGCCGCATAACGAATCCCTGTTCCAGAAGGTGAACTTCCTGATGCAGGCGGCAATGGGTTTTATCAACATCGAGCAGAACCGCATCATCAAAATCTTCTCGGTGGTATCCGTGGTATTCCTGCCGCCGACGCTCGTTGCTTCCAGCTATGGCATGAACTTTGAGTTTATGCCAGAACTGAAGTGGAGCTTCGGCTACCCTGCCGCGATTATCTTTATGATCCTCGCGGGCCTGGCACCGTATCTGTACTTTAAGCGGAAGAACTGGTTGTAATATGAGTGCCGGATAAAGCTATTTTTTTATCCGGCTTATTTCTAAAAATTGTCTTTTTTAAAGTCATGCGGATTGAAAACTCTCTCTATTTTATTTTCGGTGATGCTGCCAACTTACTGATTTAGTGTATGATGGTGTTTTTGAGGTGCTCCAGTGGCTTCTGTTTCTATCAGCTGTCCCTCCTGTTCAGCTACTGACGGGGTGGTGCGTAACGGCAAAAGCACCGCCGGACATCAGCGCTATCTCTGCTCTCACTGCCGTAAAACATGGCAACTGCAGTTCACTTACACCGCTTCTCAACCCGGTACGCACCAGAAAATCATTGATATGGCCATGAATGGCGTTGGATGCCGGGCAACTGCCCGCATTATGGGCGTTGGCCTCAACACGATTTTACGTCACTTAAAAAACTCAGGCCGCAGTCGGTAACCTCGCGCATACAGCCGGGCAGTGACGTCATCGTCTGCGCGGAAATGGACGAACAGTGGGGCTATGTCGGGGCTAAATCGCGCCAGCGCTGGCTGTTTTACGCGTATGACAGGCTCCGGAAGACGGTTGCTGCGCACGTATTCGGTGAACGCACTCTGGCGACGCTGGGGCGTCTTATGAGCCTGCTGTCACCCTTTGACGTGGTGATATGGATGACGGATGGCTGGCCGCTGTATGAATCCCGCCTGAAGGGAAAGCTGCACGTAATCAGCAAGCGATATACGCAGCGAATTGAGCGGCATAACCTGAATCTGAGGCAGCACCTGGCACGGCTGGGACGGAAGTCGCTGTCGTTCTCAAAATCGGTGGAGCTGCATGACAAAGTCATCGGGCATTATCTGAACATAAAACACTATCAATAAGTTGGAGTCATTACCTTAGCTCACATTATGAGGAAAGGTATCTTTTTGCGCTATGTAAATTCAAAGGGTTAGCCTCATTTTCCCGATGGCTTTCTCAACACTACTAGTTGTGAGCCCTTGCAATGTTCATTAATATACGTCTCACAAATAATTCACAGATATTGCAAAATGGATATTACTGAGTTTCCTTCTGGAGTAATTGAACACCTTGGCTGGTATGTATACCGATTGATTGATCCGAGGGACGGAAGCACCTTCTATGTAGGGAAAGGCAAAGGTAACCGCGTATTTGCCCATATGCGCGGTGAAGTGGCAGCGACTGATGATGACGAGTTACTGAGCAACAAGCTAAAGCAAATTAGAGAAATAAGGTTAGCAGGACTTGAGGTTATCCATGTCATCCATCGACACGGAATGACTGATGAAAAGACGGCGTACGAAGTCGAAGCAGCACTTATTGATGCCTACCCTGGGTTAACGAATATCATGAATGGTGCTGGCAGCAATGAATTCGGCGCCGCGCATGTCAAAGAGTTGATAGCAACATATCAACCCGAAACCATAACATTTCATCATAAAGCATTAATGATTTCCGTTAACAGAAGTGCAAAGGATTCAGAGCTTTATGATGCGGTTCGATTTAGCTGGCGCATTAATGTCTCTCGCGCCAGCCAAGCAGAAGTCATTCTTGCTACTGTAAGGGGGATCGTTCGAGGGGTTTTCATTGCTGATAAATGGCTCAAATCAACACGTGAAAATTTCCCTACGATGAAATACTGGGACGAGGATCCGGACTTTGAGGCAACACAAAGTTCTCGCTATGGTTTTGAAGGTCGAGAAGCCCCACCTGAAATAGCAAATCTTTATCTTGGAAAAAAAATACCAGATGAATTAAGAAAAAAAGGAGCTATGTCCCCGGTCCGTTACTCACCTAATTTTTGAGTCTTTAAGTGATAAGCATAAACCGCAGCACGATCTTCTTGCATACGACGTGCTACGGTTTCATTTATCTCCGACCGGAAACTTCTTACACAGTGTCGATATACCAACATCATAGATGATCGCCACCTTCTGGCGAGGAACGCCTGATGCAATTAATCGTCCGGCCTGCTCCCATTGTTCTGGTGTAAGTTTGGGGCGACGTCCACCAATTCGTCCCTGTGCGCGAGCTGCTTCCAGTCCAGCTTTTGTTCGTTCAACAATCAGTTCACGCTCCATTTCAGCCAGGGCACCCATCACATGAAAGAAAAAGCGCCCCATTGGGGTACTGGTATCAATTGAATCCGTCAGACTACGAAAGTTGATGCCTCGTTCGCGCAACTCCTCCACCAGCACGACAAGATGCCGCATACTACGCCCTAGCCGATCCAGCTTCCAGACAACCAGAGTGTCACCTGCCGATAATGTCCTGAGCAGTTTTTTCAGTCCCGGCCTTTCGGACTTTGTACCGCTTATCTTGTCTTCAAAAATCAGCTCGCATCCTGCACAGTTCAGCGCATTACGTTGTAGATCTGTGTTCTGGTCATTTGTTGACACACGTACATAGCCAATAAGCATGGTAGATCTCCCTGACAAAAGCAGGAATGATGCCATTTGCTCGTTATTTCTGCATTTTCATAAACGTTGGTTTGGGAGAAGCGGCGAAAAGGGATGTGGGCACAGGAGAAAATCAGATACCGGATATGTCATCCTGGAAAAGAAATCCGAGTTCTAATCGCTGGAGAAAATTGCCTGATGGAACCATCATTCAAATGGGAATATCAGCATCAGGGCCATTAGGCTCACCTGTAAATATCACCCTGCCGATATCTTTCAGCAATACCAATTATTGTGTTGTTGCATCGTACGATAATGCACGGTCAGGTGTGTCAACAATGGTTAGTTTTGCAGCATTACCTGTTTCACCATCGCAATTTTCCCTGATGTCATCTGTGACTGAGCAAGGAATAAATCCTTTTGCTTACTGGATTGCTTTTGGAGATTGATAAATGGACAGATACTTCTATTCACAAAAAGAAAATGGTTTTTTTACCGATTTAAATAAAGCACCTTCAGATGCTGTTGAGATAACCACGGATGAATGGCTGTCACTACTGGATGGTCAGGATAATGGCATGAAAATAGTCAGCAATCAGGAGGGATATCCGGTTTTGACAGAGCAACCACCTTTATCAAAAGAAAACCTTATTGCATTGGCAGAGTTGAAAAAAGGAAAACTTATTAATGAAGCCAACGAGCACATGAACAGCAGGCAATGGCCTGGTAAAGCGGCTATTGGTCGTCTGAAAGGTGAGGAACTGGCGCAATATAATTTGTGGCTGGATTATCTGGACGCACTGGAACTGGTTGATACCTCCAGTGCTCCAGATATTGAATGGCCTACGCCTCCGGCAGTTCAGGCCAGATGACATCCGGCGCGGTGCTGGTATCTGTTGCCGTCACCGCGTCAATGTAATCCAGCACGGCGTTAAGTCTGGTTGTTTCTGCCTGCGTCAGTTTACGTCCGGCCTGTAATTTCAGCTGAATCAGACTAATGGAAGCCATTGCTGCATCAATCAGTGACTGGCGCTGTGCTTCTGCCGCGTCTACTGCGGCACTATGCTGTGCCTCAGTATCTGTCACCCATTTCTCACCATCCCATTTATCGTATGGCGTTAACGGGACGATAGTGGTTGTATTTTCAGGGTAATCACCCGGAGCTGTGATTTCTTTTGATTCTCCCGTTTCGGTGTTATAGACAACTTCACCGCGATGGTCTGGCACATATTCCCATGAGTTAAAATCTGCAGAACGGCAGATTGCATAACCAGCTTTATGTGTAACTGGTGCATCTAAACAAGAACATGCCGGGATACCGACGCCAACCGCAAGATATTCAGTTGATGTGGAAATATATTCCCGCGTTTCACCATCATAATTATAAATGGTAATGTCTCCCGCTTTTATGGCAATGAGTTCGTTATTTAATACGGCTTTATTCATCAGGCAGCTCTCACGATATAATTAAAGGCAATGTTACGAGGACGGTTTTCGTTTGCAGTTGGAACAATTCTTGAAGCATCAAGACCAATCACTTTTGGGTAAACAGCGCCATCTGTTCTTTCAGTCACCATACTTCTGATTAAGGAGAAATAACTATTGTTCGTTGAGGGGTTCAAAGGCACTACTGCCCCCTTAAACGAGCCTACTGATTCCCATATTGAATAATTTTCGGTGTTTACAGTCTTGAACTCACCATAGATATTACGTATGGCATCGCCCTGAGCGGATAATATTGCCCTCCCCGTATCCATACCACGTCCGTCATCCCAGCCACGAATAAACTCACCACGTAAATCAGGCAATTTATTTGTCGGGTAAGCCTTTGCCAGCTCCGGGTATTCTTCAGCAGAAAAAGCTGCTCCGTTGCATTTCAGCCAGCCTGTTGGCGGAGTGGCTGAAGGCCACGGAACAGGCACCCCAACAGGTAATGCAGAGCCTTCTCCCAAACCAAGGTTTTCGAGAGCCGTTTTCACCGTGCCATCCGATTTGATATCGCCAAACGGATTCTTGCGGCTTAACAGCAGCGCACGAAGCGCGGTAAGCAGCTGGTCGTGCCGCGCCTTCTCCAGACTGGCACCGGATGCCTCCACCACGCTACAAAGTTCTTCCTGCAACATGTCAAAGTAGTCATCATCCAGATCGGTGGCAGGCGTGCCAGTCTGGGGGTTACCACGGGTAAAACCGTTCTTACCCGCGCCGAACTTATCCTTCTGCGCGGTTTTCGTGTCTATACGATGCATGGATTACTCCGGATATTTAAAAATTACGTAGGTATGCGACGGGCAGAGTTTGTTAAGCACGCACTCGACAACGGTGTCGCCCCAGATACGCAGTGCGGAATCACAGGGATCGCCACATGTCATCCAGGTGGTGTTGGTGGCGGCTGGCATGTTGACCTGCCAGTAATACCGCCATTCCGGCGCATTCACCGCGTCAGTACAGGCCGATGAGCAGGTGAACGTGCTTTTGTCGTATCGCGTGATGGTAGCGTCTGGTCTGCCCAGGGCAGCAAGCTGTGCAAGGTAAAAATCCTCGTTGATGCCGCCCGCCAGGTTAACCTTCGCATCCAGTCGTTGCTGACGCTGGCGAAGGGTCTGTGTCCCTGCGGGAATACATTCATCCGGCAGACCGCACAGACGCTCCCAGCGGTTTATCAGTTCAGTGGTGGTGCGCGGATCCAGCTCCCGCATCAGGGCATCCGCACGCTGATGAACGCGGGTTAATGAAGGTGCCGCACCGGCAATCGCCGGATCGCTGGCTGACCATGCAGGACCGGGCGGCAACAGTGCCGATAACAGGCGGATGTAATCATCGTTTGTCACGTCCATGAAATCGTCCCCAGAACCGCCAGTTCATTTTTTGCAATGGAGATATTGTCCGCCGGGGCAAGCAACTGATGGCTGTATTCCCCGTTCGCACCGGAAATCGCCTCACTGATACGCGATACCTTCAGTTCTCCCTGCGGATAACCATCACGCAGCAGGAACGAACGCAACTCGGCGGTGATGGCAGCCCGTATTTCCGGTGTGTCCGGCGTCACGCGGATATGAAAATCCACTTTATGCGCCACCGGCCTGAATACATACAAATCAGAGCCTGCCACCGGGGCCAGTGGCTCAATGTGTTGTCTTGCCGCCGTTTCCGTTGATTCTTCCGGAATGGGATTAATCAGGTCACTGCTGGCAATCATCACACCGACAGTTCCCGTTCCCATCCAGTGACGGTATGTCCATGCGCGGGTAATGCCGGGCACTTCTTTAGCCCAGACGACATAGTCCACGTCAGCCCCGCCCTGCGGCGTCCAGTAATACCGCTCAATGATGCGGGCGCGCCACGTTTCCAGATCTTCAGTATCAAATCCGCCTGTCAGGGTGTCAGCCACACCGGAAGACGGCAGACCATTCACCGGCGTGACCAGGATTAATGACGTACCGTCGTCAGCGTTACCGACCGCGCCTGAACTTGAGCAGGCGATCGGCACGCGCAGGACACCACCGGAGCTGGTTGCATCGGCAGTTGCCGTGTACTGAACCAGGTCATCGCGCTGAATAACACTCCCGGCGGTCACCTTCAGGCCATCGCTGACACCTTCCCAGCGCATATACCCGCTGGCAGCCGTGGCCCCCTTGCGCGGACACCGTTTCATCGCAGCATGTCGCGCCAGCCAGGACTCATCGCACAGGTCAGGCAGCATGTTCATTGCCAGATAATCGATGTACCCGTAAACCGTATGCAGCGCCGCCGCATACACCTTTGCCCGCACGTCTTCATCCATGCGCCGGAGCGTGTCGCTGACGTCCAGCCTGGCGAATAAATCGTTACGGAGCATACTGATATTTTCTGCCAGCGTCGGGCGCTGAAATTCACTGTCCGCCATGCGTTATCGCACTCCACAGATCATCAAAAGAAATCATTACCGGTCCGTCACGACGCCAGAGAGTGATACTGTTACCCAGTTCATTAATCCCGGTGCGGCGGATATCCAGATCAATACGGGACACCACGCCGTCATCAATCATCCATTGCAGGCATTCGCGGATATACCCCCTTACCGTCTGCACCAGCTGATTGGTCAGTTTGCTGCGCTGAAGCAGCCACAGTCGGGAGCCGTAACGGTCATTCTGTACCGCAGGCCAGGTATCCCCCCACCATCCCATCGGGACGTCGGCGTTGTCATCAGGCTCCGCCCGCCGCCAGGTAAACAGGGAAATCACCACGGCGCGGGTCAGCGGATCCAGTTGTGCGCTGGCGCAGGTGCGTTTACCGTTCACCGTCAGCCACAGTTCCATCATGCCTCCATCGCTTTATCAGGTTTGTCGGTGTTACTGCCCTGACCGTTCTCTCTGTGACGATGCCCGTTATAGGCAAGCCGCATCGCTGACATGGTGGTGCCGGTGGAGTCGCACAGGTCTTTCACCTGTCCGGTCACTTCCAGGTCCATTTCAAAACGTGCCTTAGGCGCATTGCGAAACGTGATCGTTTTACCTGCACCGTCCACCACGATCCCCTCCCGGGCCAGCGTCACGGACTGCCCCTGATCGTCATAGACAGCCACCTCACCCGTCTGCAGCCCTTTCAGGCGGTAGCGCCGGTCCGACACCGTAACAACCACCGCATGAGAACGGTCGCCATCCGGAAACAACACCACCGCTTCCGCACCGCTGTTTGCCCTTGCGGTAAAACCGTAGGGTTCAAGATGTTCAACCCCGGCTTTGGGTTCACCGGCAATCAGGGACACATCCACGGTCTGACATTTCGTGGCGGCACTGATGCTTTTCACCACTGCCCGCCCAATCAGGCCGAGGAGTTGTCGCTGCATGGCTTCAATCGCCCTCATCAGAACGGGTCCTCCTGTACTCTGGCTTTTTTCTTTTTCCGCACGCCGGGATCTTCGGGTTCAGGCAGATAAGCATCAGGCGGGCCGACACGGATTTCCGTCAGGGTGCCGTTCTGGTCCTGAGTAAACGTGACTTCCGAAACAAGCAGTTCGGTATTGTCGAAACCACAGACCGGATCGAAGACAATCACCCGCTGGTTGGGCTGCCACAGCGTACCGTTACCCTGTCGCCAGCCCTGCACCACATAAGTGGTTTCATCCGTCCGCGCCGCCCGTTGTCGGGCTTCAAAGTCAGCACGCGCAATACAGCCTGCCCCCGTGGCCTGCCCTGTCTGCCTGATATACATCGGACGGTAACGGGCAATAAATGCGTCCTCTGTGCGGGCCCGCAGCGCGGTGGTGGTGGCCTCACCGAAATCATCGTCGTTTCCGGCACGCTGCCCCGCCACCTGGTAAACAGAAAACCGCTCCCGGATACTCTTCTCCGTATCGCAGGAAAGGATGTTTTCCCCAAGTACCAGCGCGGTATGTGCCCGCGTTGAGCCAATACCGCCAATCACCAGCCTGCCGTGCGGGTCGTCGTAAGCCAGTGCCTGCTGCTGACCGAGTATTTTGTTGATTACCTCAATCACCGTTTCACCGTGATCAGGCTGAACATCAGGAATAACACCCGACGGCGCACCGCTGTTCACCACCTCAATGCCGAAAGGCGCAGCAAGCGCCTGCGCAATCTGCACCAGCGAGCGTCCGTTAAACTGTGTCGGTTCGGCTGCACAGTCAATCAGGTCAGCCGTCAGACTACGTCCGGCAATACCGGTGCTGACCGAACGGGCATCGTAACGAACGGGAGTCGCCTCCACCCAGCCGGTGATCACCAGCTCATCACCAATCAGCACTTCCACTTTTGAACCGTTTCTAATGCGCGGCTGAAGCGTGGTGATACCCTCATCTCCCGGCCACTGGCGGGTGATCTCCACACTGAAATCCCGCGCCAGCCGTTCAATACCGGCACCGATGCGCACCGATGTCCAGCCATTCCACTCCCGGCCATTTACCCGTAGCGTGACATTGTCGTTCATTGCACTGGCACCTTCAGAGGGATCACCGGCACAAAGCCGGGATGCGTAATGGCATTACGCCGGATAATGTCCGCGTCACGCGCCGCGTTATCAAACCAGGTCGCCGCCAGCACCAGCGCGGGTAAAACCTCATCCGGTGTGCGCTGAATGATCCGTGCAGACTGTTCAAGGCGCGTGTTGATATCCGCATTCAGATCTGCTTTCACCCGGCGCAGCGCCAGAAACAGCGCATCACTGGTTGTACGGGACAACTCCTTATCAATTGCCGTATTCAGTGTGTCGCGAATGTCAGTCAGTTCTTCCCACGTCGGCAGGTCAACCGTGTTTTTCACCGCCGGTGCATTGTTCAGTGCCGGATGCGTGACGGAAGGCCAGCCAGTGCTCTGCGCAGGTGTTGTTGCCTGCCCCACTGCGGAATTCTGCATCACCGCGGAAGTTGTTGGCGCAGGCAATCGGGTGACGGCATACGCCGCTTCACTGATTGCGGTCGTACGAAGGGTGCTGGCAACCACATTACGCTGCTGCGTAGCCGTGGCGGTGGTTTTACTGTCCGTTTTCCAGACGCCGCGCGGTTGCAGATCGCTGCCGAGGCTGACACCGGAAAGCGTTTTGATCATGGTGACCAGGTCGCTGGCGTTACCATAAAGGCGTTTCCCGGTACGCCACATTTTCTGCACCTGCTCAACGAGATTTTTGCCTGACGATGGTGGCGGCAGAAGTACCGAGATATCCCCCTGCAACAGCCTGGCAGCATCCGATACGGCAGAATCCACCACTTTCATCGCATCAGAAACATACCCAAGCATTGTGCTGACATTACCAACGACGTCGTTCTGCACGAAATCCGCCACGCCATCGATACTGAAACCTCTGAAGCTGTCACTGATGCAGTCATCCAGTGCAGAACAGGATGACATCAGCGTCTGCGCCGTCGCCGCACCTGAAGTGGGGTAAGAGAGTTCTCCCGCTTCGACAAACTTCAGGTCAAAGCGGACAATACGCCCTTCACTCTTCGATGTGCTGACCCGAACTTCTCCGTCAACACAGACTTTCAGCTCACCGTATGTCGGATGGACAAGCGTGCCGGGACCGGGTTTATTCAGCGCGTCAATCAGGCGATCGCGCTGGTCAAAGCAGTCATCTCCCACCACATAAGCCGTGATGGACGAGCGAAAAGTGATTTTCCCCAGGTCTTCGGTATAGGGTTTGTCGCGGTTCGGGTATTCATGTGTTTCCACACGGCGACCGGTTCCCGCACTTTCTTCTTCAACCTTAAACGGCACGCCGCGAAATGACGCGTCCTGAAGTCTGTCACGCCAGCCTGAAGACGACGAAAGTAATGAAGGTCGGGTGGGAAATGAGGATAAATCCATAGACTGACCTCAAAAAGGACTGCGTTATCGTGGAAAACGAAAAGGGGAATACCCCACATCGTGCGTGATTTTCATCAGGGGATCGGCTTTGCCCGGTACATCAATTATCTTCATACCTGGCGGAGCATTCTCGAACGTGACTTTCAGCTCGCTGTGCTGTGTCATGGAAGAAGATGGATTCAACAGCGGAACATTGGGTTTGTACTGACTCAGGCTGGCCTGATACTGCTCGTACTCTTTACGATCAAAAAAAGGCGTCCAGTCTGAAGCCAGAAACAGCCCTTTATTATCCAGCCAGTTAACCGTATCTTCAGGAACAACACTTTCCAGAGTATCTTTAACCGGCTCATACATCAGGGTTCCCAGAAAACCATATACCCCGGCCTTCCCGATAAAGCCGCGGCCTTTCCCCATCAATCCCGTTTCTGCCGATACCTTCCCCAGCGTACGCATCTCTCTGGTCACTGCGGTAATGGATTTGGTAACGTCAGCAACCCATTTGGTTGCCATAAACAGGGCAATCGCTTTCAGAACAGTTTCCCATCCCCCCATCGCCTGCGCCGTTTCATCCACCACGTGCCAGACTTTTTTTATGACAGGACCTACGGTTTCCCAGTTATCAATAATGAGGTAAGCGCCACCAACCAGAAGAGCAATCAGCCCCTTAGCAGGCGTCATATTCATCACACCGCCGAGAACTTTCATAATTCTGGACAAAGAGCCTGCAGCGGCTCCCACCGTCAGTAAGGCCAGACCGATTTTAGCAATGGTCTTAACGAGCTCCGGGTTTTCACGGACAAACGTTCTCACTTCCTCAAGGAGCGGTTTTACCTCTTCAAGACCATCATTAACCTCAGGAAGAAACGTTTCCCCCAGCGTGGAAGAAATGGCATCAAGTTGATTTTGCAGAAGTAAAAGCTGGTTTTCCGTCGTCGCTGCCCTCGAAGCATATTCCTTCTGCATCGAACTGCCATACTGCTGGGAATCCGCAACCCGCCTGAAGTTGGTACGCAACAAATCAAGGTTAGTCAGCAGAGGTGCTATCGCGCCCAGAGACTCTTTCCCGAACAGGGCATTCAGCACAGCTGCCTGTTTTTCTTTGGGCACTTTAGCCATCGCATCCAGTACAGACAGCATGGTTCCCCGGGCATCTTTCTGCATATCAGCAGCTAATTTCTTCGGATTGATCCGCAGAAAACGTAATGCCTGTTTCTGCGATTTTGTCGCGGAATTTCCCGCGGTCAGGGAAAGCATGAAGTTCTTGATCCCTGTGGCGGCAATTTCTGACTCCACGCCCATCCCGGCAATGGTTGCCCCCATTGCCGCGATTTCGCCGGAAGCCACACCTGCAACACCACCTAAAGGACCAATACGCGTAACAATATCGGAGATTTTCTTCGCATTCGCCGGGCCGGTATTACCAAGGTAGTTGATTTTGTCAGCCAGCCCGGCCACTTCATCCTGCGTCATATTAAACGCAGTACGCCACTGGGCCATCATCTGCCCGGACTCTTCAGCCGTGGTATCAAAGGCCACGCCCATCTTCACCGCATCAGTGGCAAACTGCATCAGTTCATCACGTGCAATCCCGGCCTGACCGCCAGCCGCCACAATTTCCGCGATCCCGTCTGCAGACATGGGAAGCTCAGTAGACAAAGCGCGTACCTGCTCCGTCATGGCCTTAAACGCATCCGGCGTATCCAGACCGTCTACCACTTTGCGGACATCAGCCATCTTCGATTCAAGGGTGATGGCTGATTTTACAGGGAGTGCCAGTGCCCCCATTATTGCAGTACCCGCCCCGGCAGCGCCCAGAGCAAGGCTGGAGACTTCTTTCTGAAACCCCTTAAGCTGACGCTGCATACCTTTAAGCGGGCCGGACAGCCTGTCAACGGCGGTGATGATGGCTTTCAGCTGAAAATTATCAGCCATGCTTCATCTCCTCATTTATACGGACGGCCTCTGCCTCCAGATCAGCAAAGTGGGAAATAGCCGTCCGGCGAAGTTCAAGGGGGTTTAATTTCCAGAACCACGCGACATTGTAGAATCGCTTCCGGAGGTCTCTTCCGTCTCCAAGCCGGTAAAAAAACGCATTACAATCATGCCTGCCTTGAAAATATCCAGCTTCGTCATCTGCGCTGCAGACGAGCGCGGGATCCCGGCCAGAAGCGGGATATATTTCAGCGCTACCTGACTGTCCATTTTCATACCACCATCAGGTGAAACAGAGAAAGGGAACCCCAGCGCCTCAATCTCGTCATACGTAGGCTCACGTATTTCCAGCACATGCAGTGTTTCTTTGTGGGCGATGATCGGTTTTTTAAGTACAAGCTCAATCACTGGTAATCCCCTTCTTCACCGTGGAACTCAAGATCAACCGTGCCTTCTTCGGCATTATGGTTCGCTTCGCCGTGCAGCCAGGCAGACGACAGTACATAGACCTGACCGTTCGCCAGCTCGGCAGTGATGGTCATCTCATCAGACGAGGTGATTTTGTTCACCGGAAAATTCTTCGGCACCTTGAAGGTCCCTTTGACATAGGGCGCACGGTGAGTTTCCTTGCGGTCCACTGAACCGTCCAGGCCGATGATGTCATCATTGACCGTCCTGTTCATGGGCACCTCAATGCCGCCGGTCAGCGATAGCTGCTGACCGTCAATTTTGAAATAACAGGTTCCCCCGATACGGGCCATTATGCAGACTCCTCTGAATACTGAAGACGGAACTGGTTAACCACGGCAAAGACACGCAACTGGTTAACATAGTCAGGCGGGAACAGCGTGTTCAGGCGGTTCGGATCGCTGGCATCACGCTCCACAACCAGGTACTGCTTAAACAGTTCGTAGTTTTCCACGATCCCCGCACGCTCAAGCTGACGGTAGGTTGCCAGCAGTTCCCCTTTGATCACCGCCGGTGTGACAATCGCCTGACCGGGACCAAAGCGGGTACCGTCGCTGGCAAGCTTGTGACGCCCGTACTTACTGGTAATGACGGATTTCAGTTTGCGCAGCACATACGCGCTGGTATGCAGCGTCTCGCTGTCGAGGTAGCTGTTATCCGCAACACCGTAAGCGTTTTTCCTGTACGTGGTGACATCACGCTGAATGCGCAGCACCCCGCTTTCGACACACGCCGTTGCCACGCCATGAGACAGCAGGGTCTGTTGTTCGGTCATCGTGAACCGTTTCCCCTTCGGCGCAGGCAGCATACCCACCAGCTCACCGGTCTGCGTGGGACGTGCCGGATCGTTGCGGATAAACACCGCTGCGCGGGCGGTACGGCTTGCCGCCAGCTCGTCGGCAGGCGTCTGGGTCTCTTTTTCGTATCCCGCCAGGGTAATGTGCTGCTGGTTAAACTGGTCACCTGCGGTCACCAGTTCTGACAGCGTGCCGATCTTTGCCGTATACACATGACCATACAGCTGACGCGCATAGCTCCAGCGACCGCTGGTATCGTTCATCTCGGTCACCAGCGTGTTAACGGAGGCTGTGTCGTTGAACGGCAGGCCGATATAATCAAACGGCTCATCCGCCATTGCAGCCACCGCGCCGGTGAGAACCGGAGCGCCCGTTCCGGCGGTACCCGTCGCCACGGCAATCTGTACGCCCGCTGGCAGCACTTCGCCCCCACCAAAGCCGTAGTAATTGAGGCTGACAGGAATTTCATTCCCGCAAAGCCCCTTATGACGCGCGGTCAGTGTGACCACGCCTGCCGAAGATGAGGCAGTAAACGGCAGGGTCGGAACGGCATTGATGGCATCCTGGATACTGCTGGCAATCGTCGCAACGTTATCGCCGTTGGTCACCGGTGCCTGCACGCGGGTACGTCCCACATAAACATTCACCGTGCCGGTTTCGGTTGCCGCGCCGGTCACCGTCAGCGTAACCGTTGCCGCCGCGCCCGTGGATTCAGGAACGGCAATCACATATAGCTCGCCAAACGGGTCGGTCTGGCGATAAGCCTCGACCATACGCGCCAGCTGACTTCCCGCACCACAAATCTGGCGTGCATAGTCTGCCGACGGCATCAGTACCAGACTGTTGGCAACAATCTCTGCACCGTTATTGGCATGACCAATCAGCAGCGATGCTCCGCTGTCCTGTGCAGTATTCGCCGCCTGATTATCCATTTCCGCATAAAACAGCGGAACCAGCGTATTCGACGGAATGGTGTTAAAGCTCGTCATCGGTATTCACCTTTTTATTCACGCGCCGGATATCACCCGCTACTTCACGGCGCAGCCAGTAGTTGTTCTCGTCAACATTTCGCCCTTCGGCGGGCAAAAGGTCGCCGCGGGCAGGGTCAGGAACTGACCGCCCTTTAACAGGTTTGACAAACATGAGGATCCTCAGGAAGGAAGGGTTATTTCGGTGTGATGTTCGATATCGCCGTCAGGCCCGTTACCGGGCTCGAGATAATCAACATCAATCGCCAGCGTTTGCAGTTCATCCAGACTGTTCAGATCATCCTGCTGGCGGGTATCGTCTTCAGTCAGCTCGCTGATGACCGAAAAATCGAACTGATAAATCAGCTCATGACGATTCAGATCCAGCAGCGTGCCGCCGTCATAGGTAATCGGGTTACCGCACGCTTCCGGGTTCCAGCCCAGCAGGGCCTTAAAGAGCATCTGCCGGACATCGTCCACCACATCATACGAGGCAAACTGACCGCGCTCATCACGCCCGTTACTCAGTATGACAACCACGGAGAAGCCCTCTTTCAGCTCCTGCCAGTAGTCGGTCTGGCTTTTGTTTTCTCCCGGAGAGTCATCACCCGGTACCACATACGCCGCCGGGAGTCTCAGCTTTCCGACCTCCGGCAGATTTTTGAACTGTGCCGCGCCTGCCACCCGGTTTTCAAAATACGGGCAGCGGGCACGCAGCGCAGCAATAACAGGCGTCAGTTTCATCTGTGTCGTCGCTCCGGCTTCAGTGATTTACGCAATTCCCGCGCCAGAAAATAGCGTGTCCAGCTGCGGTTCTTTTCAAGAGTTTCCACCATGAAGTTATTACGTGGAGCCAGTCGCCAGCCGCTGCCACCGGATGCACCACGATGATGACTACGACGACGTTTTGCTCCTCCCCGGACACCAAAAAACAGAAACGCCGGATAGAAGTCACCAGAGATCATCCGGTTCCCCTTCCCGTTGCGCTGGTTAGGGGCAATGCGTGTCATAAAACCGGCTCGCTTTTTACTGGCTCTCGGCACCATATAACCAATCGAACGAGCCAGGCGTCCGGTCTGATAACCGGGGTTTTCACCCGGTGCCGACCGCGCACGGCGCATCACCAGCCGACGGGCATCACGCATATGACGCTGCCCAATCGTGACAAACGCCCGCCGGACACGGGCGCGGTTAAAGCGCATCTCGGCGGGCTGCTGAACATCAACGTGAAAAAAGGGAGTCGCCATTGCTGCCTCCGTGACTCTGCCTACATTCGCCCAGCTCCGTACACTCCAGCAGCAGAAAGCGCCGCGCCCCGTTCAGATCACGCTGACGTTTCACCCGGTACACACTGTCACCGCAGACCACCTCATAATCAGCGGTGATCCCCCGGCGGTAACGAATGGTGATGTAATGGGTGATGGCGTCCCCGGTCTGCGCGGTTTCCTGCCAGGTGGTGGCACTGGTCTGGATAACCTTCGCCCATGTCCGGAACGTAACCGGGTATTGAGGCTCCACGCCAAAGTTATCCGCGGGCATATCCACCCGCAGGCGGATCAGGACGTGTTTATTCAGTTCACCGGGGTCCGGCAGAATGTAGGTTGCGCTGGTCTGCGCCTGACGAATTTTCATTGCGGAAAGTACCTGTACGGGCCGACAAGCCAGCCAAAACTCTGCGGCATGTCGAGTTTCTCCACTTCCGTAACCGACGAGCGGTTTTCGTAAAAATGGCTGATAAGCATCAGCATCCCCAGACGAATATCATCCGGCAGGTGCAGCCCGTCCGGATCGCTCTCCGGAATGGTTTCATCCGGTGCATAGAGCTTCCGGTTCAGATACGTTTCCGTCCGCTTTTGCGCCGCACAGGCCAGCAGTTGCAGATGGCGGTCATCAGCATCGAAATCCTCATCCAGCCGGAGTTGGGCTTTAATCTCTTCCATTGTCAGAAGCATACTCAGCCCTCTTTACTGGTCGTGGCTTTTTTCTCTTTTGCCGCTTTACTGCTTTTTGCACTGGTTCCGCGCTCTGCTAACCCGGCCTGAAGTGCAATCTCCTGCACCCGGGCAGGAAGCGCCCCGTCGTCATACTCACCGGCCCGAATGACCTCAACACGCATACCGTCCGGTGACCATTTCAGATCTTGTTTCAGGATCATGATTCTTCACCCGTCAGAACAGGGGGCGCGGTTCCGCGCCCCTGAGTGATTACGCCGCTGCAATCTTCAGCAGTTTGATGGCCTGCGAATCGACCAGCATCCCGCCGGTGCGCTTGGTGGTATAAAAACCGACAAACGGTTTATTGGTGTACGGGTCACGCAGAATGCGGGTGCCGATACGGTCAACGATGGTGTAACCCCGTTTGAAGTTACCAAATGCAATGGCTTTCGCATCAGCGGCGATATCCGGCATCTGTTCGTTTTCAGCGATACCGTAACCCGCCAGAGAGGACGGCTGCCCCAGTTCCAGCCCCGGACGCCACAGATAGTTACCCTCGGTGTCTTTCAGCAGACGGATGGCAAACAGGCTGTTGTTGTTCATCATGAACTTCGCGCCAGTGCGGTGTGCCTTACGCAGCGTGTAAATCAGTTTGATAATGGCGTCTGCGGTCACCGCGGTCGCTTCGCCGGATACAATATGCTGAAGTTTGCCGAACGCCCGGACCTTGTCGGTTTCATCAGTGGATTCATACGCCAGGAACCCTTTCGGCTTCTTGGTGCCATCGCCTGAGGTAAAGGCAATTTCTTCCTGTTCGGCAAATTCGGTTGCCAGCTCGCTGTTAATCCAGGCCTCCACGTTGAAGAAGGCATCGTCCAGCATTTTCTGGGTAGCCTGCGGGTTGCCGTAGATTTCCCCCATGAGAGGTTCAATCAGCTCCAGTCTGGAGGTGGCAGTCTGGGATCGCGTATCCGTTTCCCCCACCCATCCGGAAGCCGTACCGCCCAGATTCACCAGTTTTTTGTAGTCGGAACCGCCAACGGTGATCACCGTGGCTTCCTGACGCATCACCACTTCATCTTTCAGCAGGTTAAGAATGTTGCGATCCAGTTCTTCCGGCACGGCGTAGCCACCGTCTTCATCGGTACCCACCTGCAATGCCTTACGCTCCAGATCGCGCAGACCGTCTTCACGGCCTTTACGTAGAAAGCCCACAAACGCCTCTTTATGCTCGGTGGCCAGTTTATTTTGCGCTCCACCTGCCGGACGTTTCAGCTCAAGCAGCTCTTTTTCAAGGTCGCTTTTGAGATTTTCCAGCTCGCTGAGTTTCCCGTTCAGGGTTTCCACCTGCCCGGCAAGCTTGCCTTTTTCCTGCTCAATCGCATCCACGCGCTTGTCGTTCTTTGCTTTGAAGTCGTCAAACTTCTGCTGCAGCTCCTGCGCGACCTGTTCGACATCTTTAATATCAACCGCCATCGTATTTCTCCTGATTAGAAGTTCAGATTTTTCAGTGCATTCAGTGCAGAGCCCACATCCTCAGCGTCGCGCAGGGACAGTGCGCCATAGCCCCCGGCCATGAATGCTTTGGCCTGGGTACGGGAGAGTCCGACATCACGCAGGACTCTTTCGATTTTTTTCTGTTCGGGGATTTCCCCGCGGGCCAGCGCGTTCTTGACGTCGCTGATCCGCGCCTCGTCGTTAGACGGAAACGTCACCAGACTGACTTCCCAGAGGTCGATTTCTTTCAACAGAAAGGCTTCTTTGCTCCGGTCGTATTCCCAGTCTTTCAGGACGTACCCAATAGAAAGGCCGGTTAACGAACCGGCCTTCATGTGTGCATGTGCGCGTTTTGCGAGGGGATCATCATCAATGAGCAACCGCCCCCTGACGTAAAGCCCGACATCGTCTTCCTTCATTTCGGTGTAAACACCGATGGGTTCATCCATGCGGTGCTGCCAGAGCAGCGCAGGTAACGCTTTTCTGTCACTCCACGCCCGCAGGGAAGCAGCAAATGCCCCGGACATCACCACATCATCGTGGCTGTCCTTTACACCAAAGACGGAGCCATACCCTTCAAACTCACCGGAGTCACTGACAGATTTCAGACTCAGCGGTACATCAAGACGTTGTTTCGTCTGCATTGGCGTTATCCTTCTGCTTACCGGCTTTACTGCCATCGGAGGGTTTCGTGGTCATGTTCATCGGTGTGAGATAGACATCCCCACCGGGACGCGGATTCATATCTTCCAGGTCGCGGCAGTCATTGGGAGAGTAAATTCCCCAGTTAATCCCGGTGGCGTAGGCTTCAAAACGGGACTTCATATCCCCGCGCAGTAACGCCCCGGCGTTAAATTTGGCGTAATAAACGCCCTGCTTACTTTTTCGTACCAGTCCGGTGTTGATCCGCTGCTCAATGCGGGTCAGATACGGCACCAGTGAATAGTTGATAAATCCCAGCCCCAGTTCTTCGATATTGTTGAAGGTGGCGCGATCGGTGTTCTGCACCATGTGCAATGGCACACGGAACAGACGACAGATTTCTTCAAGCTGAAACTTGCGGGTTTCCAGGAACTGGCTGTCCTCGGCGTTCAGCGCCATCGACTTCCAGTCCAGCCCCATCTCAAGGATCATCGGGCGGTGAGCATTACCAAGCCCGGTGTGACGCTCCTCAAAATCTTTCTTCAGACGCTCATAAGCCTGATCCGACAGCGTCTGCTCTGTACGCAACACACCGGACGTCACCGCACCATTGCTGAACAGTCTGGCCCCGTGCTCTTCGGTCGCAGCTGCCAGCGATATTGCCTCGCGGGCATAGGCGATGGGATTCAGTCCCACCAGACCGTCCAGCGTCAGCGTGCGCACATGCCAGATATCTTCCTGGCTCAGTACATCCGTGGAGCCGTCCGGGAATGTGACCTGGTAAACCGGTTCCCAGCTACTGTTAAGCTTCGGTACCACACAACCTGGGTCGACGGGCAGCAGTTCAGCCACTTCGCCAAATGCTTTCACTTTGTAGGCGTAAAAGTTTCCCCGCAGGCACAGACAGGTGACCACCAGCTCCCAGAACTCCTGCGGCGTCATATAGCCATTGGGATGCGTGGAGATCAGCTTATGCAGACGTTCGCCGGTGGCTCTCTGTTTCAGGCTGCCGTTCAGGTGATACAGGTTGCAGGGCAACATCCCGACCGACTCCGCCAGCACCCTGACGCAGGAAAAAACCGCCGTCAGTCGCATGGCCCGCTGGCTGCTGATCTGCTTTCCGGTATAGGTGTCATATGACAGCCCGATAGCATCCGCCAGCTCTGCTGGCGTGGTCACCGGTGCGTCACTTTTTCGTTGAAATAATCCCGAAAAGAACACTATTTACCTCCGCCGACAGACGGCTGTGTACGGTCGAGATATCGCGCCACCAGCCACGACCAGAACAGGCACAGCGCCCCGGCAACAACAAACCCCGCCGGGGGATAAATCAGCCAGGCACCATACGCCAGCAAAAGCGCACCCAGCACGCCCACCAGAGGCGCGAGAATCAGCATGATCATAATTACCTCAGTTAAAGCGAGCGGATCCCGTAGGACTCAATGTGATCAGACAGCGTGTCTTCTTTCTCGTACAGCATGGCTCTGCCAACCGCCATAATCAGCGCAACTGCACCATCAATTTTGTTTTCCGCCTGCTCCTTGACGGGCTTCACCACATCATCGTTACCCGGAATGGTTTTGCCGACCACGTTGCCGATACACCAGGTCATGATGGGATTGCCGTCATGATGAAAACGCCCCGATTCAATTGCCGCTTCCAGCTCTTTCATCGGGTCGGACATGTTGGTGTAGTTCTGAATGATGGTGATGGGGTTCAGGTCTTCATCCGCAAGGTCATGCGACAGCCCGGTCGCCCCGAAGGGGTCGATGGGTGACTCACTGACCGGGCTGATTTTGTTCGCCGCTTTGGCCTCCTCGAGGATGTAGCGATAATCCACCTCCGCACCATCGGTAACGGTCAGAACGCCCATTTCCACCCATTTCTGAAAGCGCTCGGCTGTCCGGCGATCTTCATTTTTCTCGACGCTGTACACCGTGTCATACGGTACCCAGAAGCGCGGAGCCACACTGTAGTAATGCGTTTTACCGTCAATCTCGCGGGTATAAAGTCGCGCCATACTGTTCATATCCAGCTTACGCGCCAGGTCAAAGGCCAGAATGCACGGCTGCCCCTCAAACTGCTCAAGGGTCAGTGATTTATCCTCGCAGCTCTGCCAGCTCACCAGGTTGAAATACGCCGAACGCGCCGACACCCAGATATTGAGGTGTTTTGTTTTAAAGACGTTTGCCAGACGGGCGTTATTTTTCGCACGCTGCTGCTGACTTAACAAAAATTCGCGATAAACCGACACGCCAATATTTGGATTGGCTTTTTCCAGCACCTGCGGGTCGGTCCAGTCGTCACCTTCATCAACGGTATAGATGATCCCGAACAGTTCATCGTTGGGCACCGAGCCGTTGAGCATCTCGATGACTTCCCGCCGCTTGTCGTAGCACGGCCCCTCAATGTTGTACCCGGCAGTAGTAATGGCCCACATCAGTGGCTGACGTCGCGCCCCCATCCCGGTAAGCATCGTGGTGTAAAGCGCATCGGTGGCGTGCTCGTGATATTCATCCACCACCGCACAGTGGGGTGATGATCCATCACCGGGGTTACCGATCAGCGGTTCAAACCGCGCGCCATCCTCCGGACGGTTCATGTTTGAGGCGTTAACCTCAATCCCGAACGCTTCCGTCAGCATGGGTGTGCGTTTACACATCAGTCGCGCCGGGCGAAAGACTTCCCACGCCTGTTTCTCTGTCGTGGCACCGGAATACACTTCCGCGCCAAACTCGTTATCACAGGCAAAACAATACAGGGCGACACCGGCAGAGATTGCCGATTTGCCGTTCTTACGGGGGATTTCGGTATACACCTCACGGAAGCGGCGCAGCCGGGAGCCTTTATTGACCCAGCCAAACGCGCAGCAGATCACAAAGAGCTGCCACGGCTCCAGCGTGATGGGCATCCTCTTGAATGCCCACTCACCCTTGGTGTGCGGCAACAGCTGAATAAATTTGGCGGCCCGTTCAGCCAGGTCCTTGTCGAAGCGGTAACGAAACGACTTACTTTTTTCCGCCATCAGGTCATCAAGATGGCGCTGGCAGGCCTGAATCACAAACTGGCAGGCCACAATCTTTCCGCGAACGACATCCCGGGCATACTGATTGGCAGCATTTACGTTGGGGTAAGATTTCCGGCTCATGATTCGATGATTTTCAGAAACGGGTTAGTGGCTTTCTTCTGCCCCGCCAGGCCAATCAGACGCTGGCGGCTGCTGGGGTCGAGTCCGAGCATTGCCCCCGTGCTGCTCATCTCGGACTCCTGTTCTTTTTTGGCGGTCAGCTCCGGGTTTTTGACCATACCGCCCATTGCACCGGTGATGGTGTTGCCCTGGCTGGCAATATTTTTCACGGCACGTCGCCAGAACTCATAGGCCACGCACCACCGCTCAAGTACCGCCAGGTCAGTCACGCACAACAGGCCCTGACCGCAGAGTTCTTTGGTTGTCAGTTGCCACATGATCGTGGCGAGAGGGAGATCTTCTTCAGCGAACCACTCCGGTGGCTCAACACCTTTGATGGGCGTAAAAACAGGTTCATCTTTGTTCAGGGCTCGCTTGCCGGGGTTTCCGGCCAGCGCCTTGCGCGCCGTTGGCTTGGGGCGACGCCCGGAACGCCCCGCCGTTCCAGCCATATGCGGCACTCCTGGTTAAATTTCATTTTTCGCGGGTATAAAAAAACGATGGGGCGGGCAGTCCGGAAGACGTCAGGTCACAGGGATTTGACCCGCCCCTCCCCTCTGGCAGTGGGAACTGGTTCTCACCTCAGCCGTTCACGGGCCGTCTTCGCCTTATGACACGGCCAGCACAGGCTCTGCAGATTACTGTCGGCATCTGTGCCGCCATGCGCTTTAGGGATGATGTGGTCAACGGTTTTCGCCTCACGCACCACACCAGCACGCAGACATAACTGACACAGGCCTTTGTCACGCTTCAGCACACGTTCACGGATAGCATCCCATTTCGAACCATAACCGCGCTGATGACGGGATTGTCCAGGTTTGTATTGCTTCCAGCCTTCGCCTTTGTGTTGTTCACAGCAGCCAGATGGATTTATAGTTGTTTTGCCGCACCCTCGGACCCGGCAGGCTTTAGGAGTTCGTGGTGGCATAATTTCTATCTCTTGTACGATTTTGAAAAGGGCAATTACATGAATCAAGAAATAATTACCGAATTAGAAAAAGAAATTGATGAATTAAAGCTTGAGACCTCTGCAAATCGCGTAATGATTAAAATCATCATGAAATATATTTCAAACACTTCTGGGATGGATGTTAATACTATTTTTCAAGAAGTCGTTGAGGCGATAGCCCCTAATGATATTTCTCCTGAAAATACACCAGAAGAAATTGAACGCCTACAGCAATTCAAAGAAAAGTTATTATCTTTTGGTCACGAATAATAAATAGGCGCCTTCTAGGCGCCTGAAAATACTACATACCACACTCCCTCAATGATCGCTCCAGTAACGTGGATATTTTCTTAGAGCATATCCCTGCTCCCCTCAACCGTAAACAATGTGTAATTACACTATTAATGAGCGACTGGTACGCGCAACCTTGAGCTCTCTGGGATATCATGGCTGCTGCTATGGCACTACTTATTAAGGTTTATCCGTTTACTGACACTCTCTGCTTCTATTTTACGAATAGAAGTTTTATCCCGATTACAGTTAGTCAGTGCTGACAACAGACTCACATTCAAATCCAGACTGCCTCCATAGGTCAGCGGATCGGGAATGGCTGGTTGCGGGGTTTCAGCGGTCAGACTTGCCGGTAGCGGTATCACCGGAACTTGTACGTAAACTGTCCGCGTACTTCCGCAACCGGTCAGCAGCGGCAGCAGGCACAGGACGTGAAGCGCAATCATCATTCGCAACAGCCACTTTGATATCTTCCTGGGTTCTCTGTGACTCCAGTGCGATCTGCTGTTTTGCATGCTGGTTAGCCTCCAGAACTGTATTGATGATTTGCATTGATTGCAGGACGTTATTGGTAATGGCAGTTGCTGATTCGGCATTTTGTACAGCCTCATCAGCGCGTTTCTTTTCGCGCTGGTATTTGCTGTGGTAGTGGTTAGCTGACCAGACGAGAGAACCGAATAAAGTCAGGAGGAAAGCAGAAATAACCAGCTTATAGCTCAACTTCATTTACCACCCCGCCAACCTCTTTAAACCTTGCAATCAGGTCACCAATTTTATGTTCATACTGACCATAACCAGCGCCCGGCAGTGAAGCCCAGATATTGCTGCAACGGTCGATTGCCTGACGAATATTGCCGCGGTCAATCATCGGTAAAGCACCACGCTCTTTAATCTGCTGCAGAGCTACAGCGTCCTGGCTTTCTGGAGAAAAATCTTTCAGGCCAAGCTGTTTACGGTAAGCATCCCACCAGCGTGAAAGAAGTTGATAACGGCCTGCAGCTGTTGATTTGAGTTTCGGGTTTAGCGTGACAAGTTTGCGAGGGTGATCGGAGTAATCAGTGAAGAGTTCTCCACCGACAATAACGTCATAACCGTGGTTACGTGTCGGTTGTCGCCCGTTATCCGTTCCTTCTGACCAGGCCACCATATCAAGGAAAGCTTTACGCTGGGGATTTAGTACCTGCATAAATTACTCCTTCGAGCTACCAAACTTGTTACCGATTACCCTCATTGCAGCCCCACGAATAGCATCGACCCCGATCAGCCCCACCCCACCACCAATGGCAACAGAAAGTGATTTAGGCCATCCGACATACTCAAGAGCGGATGCAAAGGTCAGTGTCAGAGCGCCACAGAGCAAAATCTCGAGCGTTTTTCGTTTCCAGCCACCACCACTGCCAAAATAGGCAATGCGCAAGCCAGCCATAACGATCGACATAATCACTGCGCCCAGTGGCGTATCTCCACGCCACCAGCTCTGAAACAACTCCAGCCAGTCTGGCCAGGTATTTGGGTTATGAGGCATTTCGTCATCTCTCACCTCGCGATTATTTGCGGGTGCTGTGTTGGAAATAAAAAGGCCACGCAACGTGGCCACCAGAACTATTTCCCCACCAGTTCACTTACCTCTTTCACCGTCTGGTTAAACCGCTCTGACTCAAGCTCAACACCTAACGCCCGACGCCCCAGCGCCATTGCTGCTTTTATTGTGGAACCGGATCCCATAAAGAAATCAGCAACCAGATCGCCTGGTCGACTACTGGCATTGATTATTTGCCTGAGCATATCCGCCGGTTTCTCACACGGATGTTTACCCGGGTAGAACTGAACGGGTTTATGCATCCAGACATCGGTATAAGGCACGGAGACTGATACGGAGAAATAGCGCCGGAGAGATTTAAACTCATCCAGCAATTCAGAATATTTGCGATTCAGTGAATCATAAGATGCCACCAGCTGGTGGTGTGGTTGTTCCAGTTGTTGTTCCTGAAACTTCTCTGCCGCTATACGAGAAAACAGTGCCTGCAACTTCCGGTAGTCAGCCTCGTTCGGCAACTGCCACTGACTGCTACCAAACCAGTGGGAAACCATATTTTTCTTACCTGTGGCTTCGGCAATCTGTTTTGCCGTTATACCCAGTTCGGCACGAGCATCCCTGAAATACGAAATCAGCGGTGCCATTATGTGCTGTTTGAGTTCCCTTTCTTTTGCCGCATAGCCGTCACTTTTGCCGCGATATGGCCCCTGGTAATGTTCAGCAAACAGAACACGCTCTGTGGCGGGAAAATATGCGCGCAGACTTTCTTTATTACACCCATTCCAACGTCCAGACGGCTTCGCCCAGATGATATGGTTAAGCACGTTGAAACGTTCACGCATCATGATCTCGATATCAGATGCCAGGCGATGTCCACAGAACAGGTAAAGGCTTCCGGATGGTTTCAGTACCCGCCAGAACTGGGCCAGACAGTGGTCCAGCCACTTCAGGTAATCTTCGTCCCCTTCCCACTGATTGTCCCAGCCGTTGGGCTTCACTTTGAAGTACGGCGGATCGGTAACTATCAGGTCAATGGAATCATCAGGCAGGGACTGAATAAAATGCAGGCAATCAGCGTTGATTAAATCAACACTGTTTATTTTTACAGTATTTTTCATGGATCAGTAAGCGTAACTCTGGTAGGCTCACTTTGCTTTTGCGCTAAAGCAGTGGGCCGTGGTTCGCTTGTGACCAGTAAGCATGAGCGAATGGCTGGCAGGTGCTACCAACACCCACCAGCCGCCCATTTTCACAAATTAAAAGCCCTTCATTGCTGAAGGCGTCTGTAACAGCCGAACTGGTAATCTGCCAGCCCCGCCATAACCAGCTGGGTCAGTATTAACTGACAGCGTTCGCGTGAAAGGTATGTGTTTTGTGCTATCTCCCCGACTGTTGCCGGTTCGACGCTTAATTCATTAAAAACAACTTTCGCCGTTTCTGTCATATCTAGCTGTTTTAGCATGTCTTTTTTCCTTCTGGTTAACATGACATACCAATAACTCTTGTCTAAAAAGCCAGCAAGATAAAAAGTCAGTATTCACGACCACCAGCGTGTTTACTGTACTGCACCAAGTTTACAGGTACAAAAAAACCGCTCAGCGGCGGGTTTAAGTTGTGTGGCGAAGTAACCACTCTTAACACGATACAATACTTTTTGCGTACGCGTTAGTGAAAAATATATACTATCAAGCACAATCAGTTAACCTTTGGTTCTGCTGAACTAAAAACAGCAATCAGTATTAGTGCTCGTATAAGGAACAGATATGCTCTTGGGAGATAATGAACGTTTCATGATCAAATGCCAGGTTACTTTAAAGAAGTATCCTAATGACGCACCTGACATGCCTTTAGTAAACTGTATTCCTGTTTTAAAAAATCGCTATAACAAAGGAGAAGCTGTTTACGAATTAAACAAAGGACGTTCTGTCATAAGATTGCTATCCATAAAAGACGATGAAAATTACCTGAAATTGCTTTTTCAATATATAAATAAAGATGCTTCTGATCCCGCCTTTTCCAACATAAAAACTGGTGAAACCAGAATTGAGAAAAAGCAAAATGATGAAGGTATGGGGTACTCTGCTCATGTGCTTATCAAAAAAAGACCGAGCGACTCATCATTCCAAGATTGTTATGAGGCAATTTTAGAAGAAGTTCCGGGCATTACCAGAGGTTTATTAGCCCAAGCTTTAACTTATTTCCTGCGAGAAAATAATTTTTCCTTTATCCGTTCAGGAGGGAAAAAAGAACTTAAGTGCAGACCTATTTTCGACATTGATTTTTTGGCTGCAACAACACTTGAGCAATCTCTATCCACTGGTTATTTATGTGGACTTACTGCTACTCGTCGCTTTAAAGATAACTCTTTAGATGATGATGGCACAGTAATGGTTGAAGAAGAAACACTAAAGCTATCAACAAAAATACGTCGCGGAGAGGGTGCAATTAAGGCGATTAAGTCTGCATATGACAAACTTCGTGGTAGAAAGTATACAATGTTAAGAATTTCTTATAAAGACAAAAATAAACGCGTTTCATCAGATCTTGTTTCCATCGGAAAAGAAATGAGCTTACAGGAACTCGCAACAGCACAATTGGCACAACGTGAAAAAGCAGTGTTGGCATCAACAATTGCCGTTTGCCAAACAGCATTTCACGCAGAACTTCTCGCAAAAATGCAAAACTTTATGTTAAAGTGAAGGCATGGAAAACCTGTCAAAAGGAGGCATATATGTATGTTTTATCTAAGGTTTTTACACCTATAGACTACCTACGCATAAAGCATCCTGAGAAGCGATTTTTTGACTGGGTTTTACCCATTTTCACTGCTGCAATTATTACTTTATCCATCTATTACTTACCGAAAACCATCTCACTTCTCGGGAAGGATAGTCTTGTGTCTTTAGTAAACGGGATACTTCAAATACTATCTGGTTTTTACATTGCATCTATGGCTGCAGTTGCAACCTTCAGTAAGGATGGTATGGATGAAGTTATGCATGGCATACCTCCGGTATTAAAAGGTAAAAAACTTACAAGGCGTAAATTCCTCACTTATCTATTTGGTTATTTAGCGTTTATGAGCATCGCGCTGTATTTCGTTGGAGGAGCACTTCAACTAACCAGCGCAAGCATCAAGGAATTACACCTTTCATCATATCCACTAGTGAAATCATTACTTTTGTTTATTTATTTAAGTACCATATGCAACATTATATACACAACGGCATTAGGTATGTATTTTATGATAGACAAAATGCATGATGAAAAATCGAAACTTATAATTAAAGATAAAGAATGAGGCTTACGCCTCATTCTTTTTAGAACTCAATCAAACAAATACATCCTTCAACAAACCCCAAGGCAGTCTGCAATTTTTTCCTAACTGTGCCATCTGAACATCTTCTCTTCTTGGCAATAGTGCGTAATGAGATACCAATGACAAAGTGAGCTATGATTAGCTCATATTCCTCTGGTTTATACTTTCTCAACCGAGCCACACAACTGTCTATCATAATACCTTCGTCATCATCACACTGAATCCGGGACTTTTTGCCATGAGGTAAAAGCCCCTTGAAGCCTGCAGCTATCGGCTGCCAGTCCACGCCACTGTTATCTGCTGCAGCCCATGCTCCCCAGCGGTCCAATACTTCATACATATCACGCATCAACTTTCTCCACAAAATCAGGCCAGCACGCCAATTGCCAGCGCACGATCGATAAAACGAAATATCAGCTCCAGCTGGGAGCCATACTTCTCTTCAAATGCCGCGGTATCCGCATGCAGCTCGTCGTGATGCTTTCTGCACAAAGGCAACACAAAGAGGTCATGCGCTTTTGTACCCATTCCCCCCTGACCGTGGCCTATCAGGTGGTGGGGATCATCAGCAGGCTTTCCACAACATGCACACGGCTGTGTCTTAACCCAGCGCGTGTACTTTTCATTAACCCAGCGGCGACGTTTTGGGCGTAACATAAAAGACTCCGGCGACTCAGGATCCACTTTCAGCGCCAGCACATTTTTCGCTTTATCCTGGATGATGCTGGTGGCAGGAACCGAAGGCACAAGGTCACTTTCCCGGGTGACAGACGACACAACAGGCTTCGGTAATCTCAGTGCCTTACGGGCTGCACTTTCCGGTAAGGCATCCGCCAGATCATTACGAACCAGCCACCAGCACAGTTCCGGCATTGTCACAACGTGACTATCATCAAAACCGAGATCCCGACGCACAACAGACAACACCCAGCGGGCACAGTTATCCGTTGCCATTGATTCGAGCCGTTCCGTGAACTGATCACGCAGCTGGTTATCGCAGTGCCAGCACAGACGGATTGCGCCCGGAGCGTGCCGCATTGTGGTCATGTTCTCGCTGTGCCAGTCGGAATGAGGCCACTGGCAACCTTTTTCACGAAGTAACCAGCTTTCAAGACATTCCACTCCACCAGCACGACGAATCACTGCCTCATTGCGGAACACGGCCCGAACGGCAGGATCATCCGCCAGCGGTTGTGATGCCGCCGGAACGACACCACTGGCGAAAGATGAATAACGTTCCGGCTCAGGCTCCAGCAGGACACGCCCCTGCATAAACAGGGGCATCAGCTCTGAACCAGGCCTGAACAATACGATCCCCATACGCGGGGCTATTTCAGGGGTCAGTAGTGCTCTCACGGCCACCTCAATGAACGGTATCGAGCAGCTTTAACAGCTCAGGGAATCGGGATTCGAAGAAATGCGGCTGCGTCTCGCGCGGATTTGCAGGACTGGTGATGTTCTTGCCGAACATGCAGCCTTTCGCCGTCAGAGACCAGAATTTTTTGATGTTGTTAATCGCGGTACGGCTGTATCGTTCACGCTGTTCGACGATCCCCAGCTTCACCATCTGGTGATATGCCTGATTAGCCGTCAGGCGGATACCATACTGCTTCAGCAGTACACTCAGCGACAGCGTAGGGCGACTTGAGCCATCTGGCGCGTCAGCAGGAGCATCAATGGCATAGCGCGGTGCCAGATTCGGTAAGCCAACAGCCTCCTGGAGTTTCTGACAGGCACCAAGCACTGAAGAGTTAGACAGGTTTAATTCCCGGCGCATAAAGTCCAGCAGAATCACACCAGCCTGCATCTTGTCAGCAGCCTGTCCGGATAATTTTTCCGGTGCGCTGGTTACCATGTCGAAAGTACGGATCACCTTCAGATGGAATGACGGGCTGATCCACATTGCATAGGCATACACCAGTTCTTTGCAGACATACGTCCCCTGGTTATTTCCGCCACGAATAACGTTAACTGGCTCTATATTGACCGAGTTGCAAATCTGCAACTCGCTTATTAAACGCTCAGTTTGCTCATTGCGGAGCCAGAATGCAGGCTTATGCTTATCCAGAGAACCAGCAGCCCTGTGCAGATCGTTCAGGCTGTAACGCCCATAAGCATCACGACGAACTTCAATACCATCAATGACCATCAGATTATTCATACTTCGTTTCTCCTCTTGATCAGGCGGCTGCACCCACCGTTTTCTCGTACTTACTGATAGTGATCTCGACCTTCCCTTCCGGGATAACCGGTCCCCACTCCACCAGCATTCTTTTCACCTGGCTGTCGTCTTCCCACACACCCGCGTGGGTCAGGGCGTCAAACAGCGCCTTGTTATAGTTGTCCAGATCGCGGATCCGGTTATCCGGAGGAAACAACACGATCTCCACTGAAGCTGGTGCCGACGTTGGTTTCGGCAAACGACGTAACTGCTCAATGATGGCTGCACACGCTGCGCTCTGGAATTTTCGCCCCGCCGCGCTTATCAGGCTCTTACCTGCAAGCGCCCCTTTATTGGGGTGTCGCCAGTACGTGTTCACGCTGGGCGGAAAAGGCAGGATCAATTTCATACTTTCAGGCCCCTCTCATGTAACCAGTGGGCTGCACGCAACCTGGCGTTTTCCTCACCAGCAAGCAGTGAGCGAATAATCCCGACCGCCTCGCTGTCGTCGTCCTTCACCGCGGTATGAAGCGTGATACCCCGGGCCACGCCACGCTTTATCGTGATGACGCCTTTTTTCTCCAGTGCGCGAAGATGCTCCACCGCTGCATTCACCGAACGGTATCCCAGCATGGTTGCCACCTCCTGATTGGTTGGCGGAAAGCCACGTTCTTTCTGATAAGAAATCAGCATATCCAGCACCTGCTGCTGGCATTGAGTTAACGTCGTCATTAAGCCCCCACGTAATTCCCTGACAGATACCACTCATCACCTGATGCAACACGCTTGCTGCTTTTCCGTAAGCACCGCTCACGACGTGCCAGAAAATTGTTTCGCTCTGGCTGGGAGTGGCTTTCACGGAATGCCGCCATCCACACCGTTGCAGCACGCCGGAATAACCCTCTTGATTCCAGATCCTCTGCCTGCTGAATCAGGCACAAAATCACCCTCTGATCATTGGTACCGACGTAGCTTTTACTGGCCACACTCATATGTTTCAGCACCGGCTCAGGTGGCAATACAGCCTTGCGAGAAAAATGCCTGTGTGTTTTGCCTTCACTGCGATAAGCAACACGCCTGCACTGTCGTAACTTACTGGCCGTATTCAGGACGCGGGGACGTGGGTAACCAGCAAACGCATCCGCAATATCACCGGAAGTACACCCCGGATGGGCTTCAATGAATTTCTGAATATCACTCATAAGACTCATGATCACCCCCTGAATCCTGCCGGGATCTGGCTGTAATCCACGTTGTCGTAACTGGCTTTGAAGTACGGGTCTTCGCGTCTGGCTGGAGATACCGCAGGAACTTCCCAGGATTCTTCGAAATGACGATCCGGACCAAAGAACGTGACAGCCTGTTTCACAAATTGTGTACCGCTGTTACCCATCGCAGAAACCCAGCCCGCGTAGCGTTCCACACCTTCCAGCATGGTTTCGTGGTTTACCCCCTCGTTCAAACGGGCTTTCCAGGCTTTGAAGGCTGCTGATTTTGAATTTCCACCAGCACGTTTGGGATATGCCAGCCATGCCCGCTCAAATTCCGGAGAGTATTCCGGTCGGTTTGAACGAACTCGCACCGACTTATCAGCAGATGCACCAACAGTTATTGGTTCATTGACTGGTTCTTTGACTGATTCAAAAGAGTGACTGGTTCTGGGTGAATCTCCTTCACTACCCACAGGTGCAACTCCTGCACTACCTGGTGAATTTGCTGCACCAGATAGTGAATTATTTGCACTACCCCCTGGTGAATCTCCTGCACCATCCAGATGAAGGAAATAGATATTACTTGAGTTACCTTTTTCACCTTTTCGGGTGACTTTTTTTACCAGCCCGGACTCACAAAGGACCGCAATATGACTCATCACAGAACGTTTGCTAATCTCGCACTGGTCAGCGATATGCTGATAGCTGGGCCAGCATTCGCCCTGATCGCTGGCATTATCAGCCAGCTTAATCAGAACCAGTTTTCGCAATGGATTACCCACTCGAATTTTCATCGCTTTAACCATCAGCTCCATACTCATGCTGCACCTCCGAGATGCTTCATGTTTTTTCCGGAGCGAAAGGCAATAAGCGGCATACTGACGCGGTAATTGCGGCCCAGCGGTTCACAAATCACCTTCTGACATTCACAGTCAACCAGGCTAACACGTAGAACATGCCCTGCAGGCGTGGTGTACCACTGCCCAACTGTAGGAATTGATATTTTTTTACGCTGAAGTAAACGGTGAATATTGAGGATCAACGGATTAAGCATGACGATGCCCTCCGCTGATATTCAGGAGACGGTGAATATGAAGATTAGCCTTATCCGCCAGACGAATACGTTCAGCCTGCAAGTTAAGAAGGGTTTCTACCAGAAGTTGATGTGCCTGCGGATCTGAAAGAGTTACCTTGCGCAGAGCACGTAGTGCAGTTGTTACATAACTGAGTTTATGTAAGTCTTCATCATTCAGACGAGTGAGGGCTGGGACAGTAGCCATGATGGCAGCCTCCTTGATCGGTGAAAAACTTCCACCACCGGAAACGCCAATTTCGCTGGTGGTGAACTGAACGGGGTTGGCGTAACCGGTGATCAAGGAAACCGGCGCATCTTTCGATGCCCCCGCCCAGCCCACCATAACTTTGATGTGAGCAAATGCGGACGATAAAAAAGACGCTGGCGCGTCATATATCGCCTTGATCAATTCCAGGACGCCAATCCCGGCACCCGCTTTATAAGGTGCCTGAACAGTGTAACGTCCCGGAATGACAGAATCAATGTGCTGGTGCTGTTTCACACTCAACAAAATCACGCCTGAATTTCCACAAAGGACTAAAGCACTCATGCGGGTAGTCTTTGCGAAGATAGATAACGCGCTGTGTTTCTGGTTCCCAACGAATAACATGGACATAAAGCCCTCTTCCGTCACGAAACCAGCGGTCAAGTTCCTGCACAACTCGCCCCCCACAGTCAGGTAAAGTTCTCTGTGGTTATTTACAGACAGGTGATTTGGTAATCTGCATTCATGCCGTAACAACAGGTGTTCAGCCACGTTGACCACCAGCTGTTGCGACAAACGGTTATTTGCCGTTAAACTGTTCATGCGTTAGTTTCTCCACAGTCACGACACGCCACGGCGCCCGGAGCTGCACACTCGCGGGCGTCATTACTTTCTGAAACGCAAAAAATTTTGTAGACCAGTGCTGCATGCTCCTGCAGCTTCGAAATTGACAGGTACAGCTCGTCGTTAATTGCTGTCTTCTCATGCGGTTCCACCACACCGTCTTCGATTGCCGAACGAATCTGTTTGGAATAACTGCCAATCTGTTCAATGACTTCCAGCAGGCGCTGGTTAATATCGGCGTTATCCACATCCTCGACATCAGGAAGAGACACAAAGACGCCATTTGCAGACTGCGCCACAGCGTCAGCAATGAAGTGAGTGCCACCAGCACGTTGCAAAATCATTGCCCATCCCAGCGGGAAAATCTGATCGCCATCTGCACGAAGGCGGTTGAATAAAGCGTTTTCTGTTACATCGAGCCAGTCAGCCGCTTCAGCGTAACCACCCGGCAACGCCGCGATAGTTTTTCTGACAGCTTTCACGTACCACTCAGGCTGTTTTTCTATTTTCCAGTGATGCTTACCCACGGTTAGCCTCATCGTTCTGTGGTTAAAAATTGAAAGTGTTCTGCTAATCTTTCGGATAGATATCCGGTCTTAAGTCAGATTTCGTAATTGCACCTGACGTGCATTGCTCAAGTTTTTTAGCCAGCACAAAACTGGCTTTTTTATAGCCATTGAAAACCAGCCGTAAGTAGCCAGGTGTTGAGCCAACTTTTCCGGCCAACTCGCCCTGCTGTTCTTTGGTTAAAGAGTCCCAATACGCTTTCATACAATATGTACCTCCGGTGTACATATTACATGATTGAAATGAACCTTCAAGATACTTGTACCTTAACGGTACAAGGGTTTTAATTTCGTTATGAAAACAATCCATGACATCCGGCGGTCTAACGCCAGAAAACTGAGAGATGGTGTTGGCGGGAATTCTTCCTTTGCCACTATGATTGATCGCGAGCCAACCCAGACCAGCAGGTTTATGGGGGATGGTGCTACTAAAAATATCGGTGACAGCATGGCACGACACATCGAAAAATGTTTCGACCTGCCTGTCGGATGGCTCGATCAAGAACACCAGACAACGAACATCACAAAAAAACCTGATGTTTCAATCACTAATAAACAAATCACATTAGTCCCTGTCATATCATGGGTACAGGCCGGAGCATGGAAAGAAGTTGGATATTCTGAGGTTGATTTGAGCACAGCAGAAACGTATCCCTGCCCTGTACCCTGTGGGGAAATGACTTATATCTTGCGGGTGATAGGTGATTCAATGATTGATGAGTACCGCCCGGGAGACATGATTTTTGTCGATCCTGAAGTACCTGCCTGCCACGGTGACGACGTTATTGCATTGATGCACGATACAGGCGAAACCACCTTCAAAAGGTTGATAGAAGATGGGACACAGCGTTATCTCAAAGCGTTAAACCCAAACTGGCCTGAGCCTTACATTAAGATCAACGGTAATTGCTCTATAATTGGCACAGTGATTTTCTCAGGAAAACCAAGAAGATACAAAATCAAAGCCTAATCAATGTTTATGAACCTGCTTCGGCAGGTTTTTTTATACTTGACAATGTACCTTTGAGATACATAATGTACCCAAGCGAAACAACGAACAGGCAGGACGCCCACGAAGTAGCCGCCTGGGGCATATGAAGTCCAGGATGATTCGTTGAGTCATGTTGTGCCACCAGGCACTCATGTTAAAGCAGGTGTATGAAATGAAAGTCCAGATTTTAAACAATAACTGTGAAGTCGTTTGGTCATACGACATAGCCGCCCCTGTAGATCAGAGCGGCGATAGCTGGACCAATGGGAAACATCAGATTATGGCTGGAGTTGTGTTCTCTTTACGCCGTGCTTTGGAACAGGCTGAAGTATTTCCATCAGACCCTGAATGGAAATGGCCTTTTTCTATTTGTCCAAATTCGGAGAGTACATTTCAGAAAATTGGTCAGAAAGTCGCACTCGAAGAGCATCAGCCAACTGTTTCCTGATTTTTTCAGGTAACTCGTCGGCATCGCAGAAACAACAACGCTCGATCATGTTGAAAGCCGATTCGTAGAACTGTTTTTGCTGAGTGTCGCTGAGACAGGAAAAGAGCGACGTTACGATGATTTTATTAATTGCATTATCAAGTTCTTTTTCATCAAAAGTCATTTGATTTTCCTTTTATGTATACGGGCTTAAAAGGATACCACCGAGCCTGAAGTGGTGAAAAGACAGGCACATAACAGCTAAGTATTTTCAACCAGAGAGAATCCTTAGCGTTGTGGTGAATGCGGCTCAGCGCACGCGGGTTAAGGTTGAGGCTGACAGTCGACCTTCTGTGGATACCCACCCGCCTGGTGTGCAACCTTCGCCAGGCACCGGGAGGCACCCGGCACCACAACTTTATGCTGTGTGTAGTCTTGGCGGTACCAGCTTGTACCCTTGCTTCCGGCTGGTACCGTCCTTTTTACAAAACAGAGAAGAGCATCACCGGACGACGGGTTCATAACCCAATCCATCCGGGCGGCTGCCACCGCAGGTGTTCTTCTCTGTTTTGTGGAGAAACTAACCGCCCCTACGGGGGCATTTATGGAAATGTAATTGACTCAATAATCGCCGGACGGTGAGGGCTTCCTTTTACCCGAATTCAGCGCGGTGCAGCGCATATACGTGGAGAACAAAATGTCATTTATTAAAACTTTTTCCGGGAAGCATTTTTATTATGACAGGATAAATAAAGACGACATCGTTATTAACGATATCGCGGTTTCCCTTTCAAATATCTGTCGCTTTGCAGGACATCTTTCACACTTCTACAGTGTCGCCCAACATGCGGTGCTTTGCAGCCAGCTGGTGCCACAGGAATTTGCTTTTGAAGCTTTAATGCATGATGCAACAGAAGCATATTGCCAGGACATCCCCGCACCACTGAAACGACTTCTTCCTGACTATAAACGGATGGAAGAAAAAATAGACGCCGTAATACGTGAGAAATACGGGTTACCTCCTGTTATGAGCACGCCAGTGAAATATGCCGATCTCATTATGCTGGCAACCGAACGCCGCGATCTCGGGCTTGATGATGGCTCTTTCTGGCCTGTACTGGAAGGTATCCCGGCAACAGAGATGTTCAAAGTGATTCCACAGGCACCGGGCCATGCCTACGGGATGTTTATGGAACGTTTTAACGAGTTATCGGAGTTACGCAAATGCGCATGAATGTTTTCGAAATGGAAGGGTTTCTTCGTGGGAGATGTGTACCGCGAGATCTGAAAGTAAATGAAACAGATGCTGAATACCTGGTGCGTAAATTCGATGCGCTTGAAGCTAAATGTGCAGCACAGGAAAACAAAGTAATACCAGTGTCAGCTGAACTGCCACCAGCAAATGAAAGTGTTTTGTTATTCGATGCTAACGGAGAAGGCTGGCTAATTGGCTGGCGTTCTCTCTGGTACACCTGGGGACAAAAAGAAACCGGAGAATGGCAGTGGACATTTCAGGTCGGGGACCTTGAAAACGTCAATATCACTCACTGGGCAATAATGCCAAAAGCACCGGAGGCTGGAGCATAATGATCACTTTTACCGACAAAGAACTGATTAAAGAAATTAAAGAGCGTATCAGCAGCCTTGACGTGCGAGACGATATTGAGCGCCGTGCTTATGAAATCGCACTCCTATCGCTGGAAGTAGAACCAGATGAACGCGAAGCTTATGAATTATTCATGGAAAAGCGTTTCGGTGACTTAGTAGATCGTCGGAGAGCAAAAAACGGCGATAACGAATACATGGCATGGGATATGACTCTCGGTTGGATCGTCTGGCAGCAACGAGCTGGTATCCATTTTTCAACAATGTCACAGCAAGAGGTGAAATAATGGAGCCATACAGCCTCACACTCGATGAGGCCTGTCATTTTCTCAAGATATCCAGACCGACTGCCATTAACTGGATACGCACAGGGCGTCTTCAGGCAACACGCAAAGATCCCACTAAGAATAAATCTCCTTACCTCACAACACGACAAGCCTGCATTGCGGCTCTTCAGTCTCCGCTGCATACTGTCCAGGTGAGCGCGGGTGATGGCATAACAGAGGAAAGAAAATGTCACTCTTCCGCAGAGGTGAAATATGGTACGCCAGTTTCACATTGCCGAACGGTAAAAGATTTAAACAGTCTCTTGGAACAAAGGACAAAAGGCAGGCGACAGAACTCCATGACAAGCTAAAGGCTGAAGCATGGCGGGTCAGCAAACTTGGTGAAATACCTGATATAACGTTCGAGGAAGCGTGTGTCAGGTGGCTTGAAGAGAAAGCACATAAAAAATCACTGGACGATGACAAAAGCCGGATCGGATTCTGGCTTCAACATTTCGCAGGAATGCAACTAAGAGACATTACTGAATCAAAAATTTATTCAGCAATGCAGAAAATGACGAACCGGCGTCATGAGGAAAACTGGAAACTCAGGGCAGAAGCATGCAGAAAAAAAGGGAAACCTGTTCCAGAATACACGCCAAAACCAGCGTCCGTTGCAACGAAGGCTACGCATCTTTCATTTATAAAGGCCCTACTAAGAGCCGCAGAGCGTGAATGGAAAATGCTGGATAAGGCACCAATTATTAAAGTGCCTCAACCAAAGAATAAACGGATCCGCTGGCTGGAGCCCCATGAAGCACAAAGGCTGATTGATGAATGTCCGGAGCCATTAAAGTCTGTTGTTGAATTTGCACTGGCAACAGGCTTAAGACGCTCGAACATCATCAACCTTGAATGGCAACAAATAGATATGCAGCGCCGGGTGGCATGGATAAACCCGGAAGAGAGTAAATCAAACCGCGCAATTGGCGTTGCGCTGAATGATACTGCATGTCGCGTATTGAAAAAACAAATCGGGAATCATCACCGTTGGGTATTTGTGTACAAGGAAAGCTGTACCAAACCAGACGGAACGAAAGCGCCAACGGTCAGGAAGATGCGGTATGACGCAAACACAGCCTGGAAAGCGGCGCTGAGACGAGCAGGTATTGATGATTTCAGATTTCACGACTTGAGACACACCTGGGCAAGTTGGCTGGTTCAAGCCGGAGTCCCGTTGTCAGTGTTACAGGAAATGGGAGGCTGGGAGTCTATCGAAATGGTTCGTCGATATGCTCACCTCGCACCTAATCACCTTACCGAACATGCACGGCAAATAGACTCGATCCTGAACCCATCGGTCCCAAATTTGTCCCAGTCAAAAAATAAGGAAGGTACTAGTGATGTGTAACTTATTGATTTAAATGGTGCCGATAATAGGAGTCGAACCTACGACCTTCGCATTACGAATGCGCTGCTCTACCAACTGAGCTATATCGGCCCTGAAAGGACATGTTCACGAACGTGAATCACGGTGGACAAGGTTAAAACTAACCGGGCGATGCGTCAATGGCCTTGTGAATCAAATGGCTACTTTTGCATCACCCGGTTTTATTTACGCACGAATGGTGTAATCACCAATGCCGATCCACTTGTAAGTGGTCAGTGCTTCCAGCCCCATTGGGCCACGCGCGTGGAGTTTTTGTGTGCTTACCGCCACTTCCGCACCCAGACCAAACTGGCCGCCGTCGGTAAAACGCGTAGAGGCGTTAACGTAAACAGCGGACGAATCCACTTCGTTAACAAAACGCTGGGCGTTGCGCATATCGCGGGTCAAGATCGCATCGGAGTGTTGTGTGCCGTGTTCACGAATATGGGCGATGGCATCGTCAAGATCGCTGACGATTTTGACGTTCAAATCTAATGACAGAAACTCATCGTCATACTCTTCGGCTTTAACAGCAACCACCTTCGCAGGGCCTGTCTGCAACTGCGCCAGTGCAGCTGCATCTGCGTGTAATGTCACGCCGCTTTCCGCCATTTGTTTGCTTAATGCGGGCAGGAAGCTATCGGCGATGTTTTTATTCACCAGCAACGTTTCAACCGTATTACATGTGCTCGGACGCTGAGTTTTCGCGTTGACGATCACTTTTAATGCTTCAGCGATCTCTACACTTTCATCAACGTAAATATGGCATACGCCTATACCACCTGTGATCACCGGGATTGTCGACTGTTCACGGCACAGTTTATGCAAACCAGCGCCACCACGCGGGATCAGCATGTCGATGTATTTATCCATACGCAGCATTTCACTGACCAGCGCACGGTCAGGATTATCAATCGCCTGCACGGCACCCGCCGGTAAGCCGCAGGATTTCAGGGCGTCCTGAATCACCGCCACCGTTGCAGCGTTAGTGCGACACGTTTCTTTGCCACCGCGCAGGATCACCGCATTACCGGTTTTCAGGCACAGCGAAGCGACATCAACCGTCACGTTCGGGCGCGCTTCATAAATCACGCCAATAACCCCCAGCGGTACGCGACGACGCTCAAGACGCAGGCCGCTGTCCAGTACGCTGCCATCGATTACCTGCCCCACCGGATCGGCGAGGTTACACACCTGGCGCACATCATCGGCAATGCCTTTCAGCCGTGCGGGCGTCAGTGCCAGACGGTCAAGCATCGCTTCGCCAAGGCCATTGGCACGCGCGTCAGCAACATCCTGGGCGTTAGCGTTGAGGATGATTTCGCTTTGTGCTTCCAGTTCATCGGCGATTTTTTCCAGCACGCGATTTTTTTCGCGGCTGGAGAGTTGCGCTAATTTATACGAGGCTTGCTTCGCGGCAATGCCCATTTGTTCCAGCAT